TCCCTAAGAACATTATTAACTAATTGATTTAAGGTTATATCTTTTTCATGTGCAAGTAGTGTAAGTGTAAGAAGCTCACTTTCTGGTAATTCTATTTCTACTTCTGTTGTAGCTTCTTTTGGTTCTCTTATTTTAACACTCGCAAATGCATTCCTATCTTCTCTTTCTCTTTCAATCTCATCCATAGCATAATTGGTCATTTTTTCTTCCTTTCTTTTTTGCAGTCTTTCTGCATAAGTTTCCATAGTCATATTGTCTCCACAGTTAATGCCTCATTATATAAATTTCTCATCAATGTATTTAATTCCGTCTTATTTTCTACATTTAATGATTCAACATATTTACTCAAAATAGTTAAAGTATCTTGAGCTTCATCTATAATCTCATCATCTTCCATAAATTCTAAATCCGAAAAATTTTCAACCACTACTAAGTTTGCAACATCTGCCGCATATAACTTATCTAGTACAGTATCAAACCAAAAGGGATTTGTTTTCTTTTGTATTACTACCTTAACATATGTATTATTATATTCGCTATAGTCTCTTTCAGTTATTGATTCAAAAGTTTCTTCGGTGTCATCATAATAAATCTTATGAAACATTCGATAGGGGTTTTGTATGAACTCCAATGTTCTTGTCTCTGTATCGAAGATGTGGAAGCCCCTGGGGTCTTTATAATCACTCCATGTTATTTCATAGGGATTTCCAAGATAAAAAACAGTTCCATTATCAGACTTATGGTGGAAATGACCACTCATAGCCATATCAAATTTATTAAATATATGGGCCTCTACACCTTCATTATTCCATGATCCAATATGTTGTTCAAATCCCTTAACCTCTAAATGTCCCATAAGAATTTGACATTGAGTATTTTTAATTGCCTTCATGCATTCGCCATAATTTTCTTCACATATCCACGGCATCATGAGTATTCCCAAACCATCAAAATCAACTTCCTTTGGCGATGAGTACATCCAAGGTTCTACTTTTCCTTCAGCAGTTGTAAATATTTCTTCAATGGAATTTAGTTCGTTAGTATTTTTGTGGAAGGTGTCGTGATTGCCGATAATTATGTGGGTATCTATACCAAGTTTCCAAAGGCGTTCAACGAAATTTGTTCGTAGGTCATTTAGTATTTTGAAGTTGATAAATTTTCTGCGGTCCACAACATCACCCAAATGAATGAGTGTTTTGATATTATGTTCTTTTAGATAGGGGAAAAATACATTGTCATAGAACTTTCTAAAATAATTCAAGAATGTAAGGGAATCTCCGCGAGCACCCCAATGAGTATCATTTATAAGTGCAATCTTCATGCAGTAACACCCATGAAAAGTTCTAAATTAGATGGTTCAGACTTCTTCTTAACGGCTTTCTTTTTCTTGCTCTTTTCAAAAGTATCTACAAACTCATCTACCATTACCCTGAAATCCGAATTCTTATAATCACCTGCGCTCTGAAAATCTTCATCATAATCCATGAAATTAACAAATTCTGGACTAATTTCATAATTCTGCATACTCTTAAATTTTATATATAATTGTTTTTTCTCTTTTTGAATTCTTCTAATGAAAGCATAGTAAATTATTTGAGTAAAATATGCAAATGGATTACTTGATTTTTCCGGATCAAAATTATGAATATAATGCAAACAATTTTCTATTCCATCAGATATCATGTCATCCTTAAATGCATAATTTATAAAATTTGGTCTGAAAGACAACCTTTGTGCAATCTTTAAAAATACAGATCCCAAATATTCTGAAATAATAGGTAGCTCTTCATCATTATTTTTTGATGTATAATACTGCTTTTTATATTCGATCATTTCTTCTAAAAACTTTGCATTATCCACATAGTGAATAGTCTTTTTTCGTTTACCCATAATATTGCACCTAAATTAAATTAACATATACTATTATTATATCACACAATACCCGTTTGTCAAGTTGGAGTAGGACTTGACATTTGAAAAAATCATGTTATAATAAAGGTGTAAGCCGAAAAGTGATTTATTAATTCATTAATCCACTAGACTCAAAATCGGCTAGTATTTTCGACATTCTATTCATTTCTTGTTTTGTTGATTCTCCCACACACTCTCCTACACTATTCAAATAAAAATCTTTATATTCTTTCCCTAATTCTGAAACAGACATAATACATCTTGCTGCCAAAGGCACAAGTGTAGTATCAGTAAAGGGCAACCATTTAAGTAAGACCAATGAAGTACTTTTTGCTTCATCATCAAATTTCATTAAAACTCTCATTGGCCAATGTAGTTCTAAATATCCATTAGTTTTACTCTTATCAGTTACTAATACTTTAGAAAAAAGAATTTCTCCATTGTCTAATCTAATTACTTTTAAATTATTTTCATCGAGTTTTACCATTTATGCCTTGAGGGGAATGTTATAAATTTTATATGGAAACCGTTCTTCATCATATATTTTCATTCTATCTTCATGATGTCGATAAGCATAATTCTTTCTGTTCTTCCATCTCAAATCATCTGTAATATCGTATAGTACTGTTTCTTGATTATTGTCCGATAATCTCAATCCTCTGCCTATCGACTGAAGATTTCTGATACGAGATTTAGAAGGACTAGCAAAAACAATGTTATGAAGATTCCTAATGTTGATGCCGGTACTGTATACCCCATAACTTGCCACGATGATGGAATCTCGTTCTTTTTCGGCAATACTTCTAATTTGTTCCCGTGTTTCGGTTTCTGTTCCTCCATATACAAAAAAAGTTGTCCTATTAATGACATCAGTTTCCTCCTTTATCATATCATATAAAATGCGTCCATGTTTTTTAACTAACCTAAAGAGCAATAAAGTATTTCCATCAAGTGATAATACTAAGTTTCTTATATATTTATTTCTTTTCTCATGTCCAACTATAAATTCTAACTCATCCGCATATTTGATTTTTCTAAATTGATGGCATACATCATCAGGATATTTCAATACTATAATGTCTATACGGAATGAAGCTAATTGTTTTCTATCAATTAATTTTTTAGTTGTTGTAACCTTATAAATTTTTCCGAATAATCCCTCTAAGACCAATTTGTGGGTTTGAGTTCCATCTAATGTTCCTGTAGTTCCTATTCTATATTCTGCATTTACACATTTAGTCATGATGGAAGTAAGAGACTTTGATTTGAATCCGTGTGCTTCATCACCTATCACCAATTTGTATGGTTCAAAAAGTTTTCTTCCTAGTTTATAAATGGATTGCCATGTAGAAATAACAACTTTTTTATCTGAAACTTTATCTTGTCCGGCATAGACTTGATGACAATATTTTGCGGAATCCCATCCATATTCTTGAAAATCTGCGTATAACTGAGAAACTAAAGAAGTAGTAGGTACAATTATCAGAGTTTTTATGTTTAATGCTCTTACTATTAAATATATTATTAGAGATTTTCCGCTTGCCGTAGGAGATAGTAGTAAACTTTTCTTGTATGACAAAGCATGATAAAAGCCATCTAACTGATAATCTCTGGGTTCGAAAGGTAGATTTAAATCTGTAATAAAAGATTCATTCTTTTCTATCTTACGTGGTTTCCACCAATCACCATCTGGAACAACTTTATAATGTCTATTTTCAGCAAACTTAAAAACATATTCAAGTAGCCCTCCGTAAAGAACTCTATTATGAATATTGAATAGCCTTATTTTACCATCCCAAATTTTCATTCGATAAGCGGGCATGAAGGTATAACCTGGCACAGTAAAAGTAAAATAATCACAAATTTCTTGTGCTATGCCTGCTTCACAGTTAATTTTGAGATATACTTCATCCTTCTTAGATACCTCAATTGTGTTAATGGCCTTCTGTAAATCTTTTCCAATCGATTGCATTTTTAATTAGATATCCTCTGGTAGATAACCCTTTTACTATGGCTTCAAGATAGTCAACTTTTTCTTCTTGTAGTGCGAGCAGTTTCTTAGATTCTATTACATTATCATCTGCATCCACATATTGTTCTACATCAGCCTTAAGCAGTTTATGTTGAAATGGTTCCCAATCTATGGCTTCCAATTCTTCTTGACTCATCTTTCCACCATAATATTCTTTTTTAAGTTTCACAAGTTTACTGTGTTCAAATCTCTGAGTCTTGAGTCTTAATTTTTCGTTGGAATAAAATATTAAATACTTATTGTGTAATTGGGGAATTTTAACTGATTCTTGTGCCAGTTCAGTTTCATCTATAGGGCAATCACTTGTCCATAATTTTTGTATTTCTTCAAATTTCATAATCTTTCAATTTTTTGAGAGCAACCATCGTGCCCACTTGTTCTATTATTTCTGTATAACCTTCTTCGATCCATTCATCTATAAATTTGGTTACTCCTTCACATGTT